GGTGGAGATTGAGGTTGGAGGCCAGCGCATCGACCGTCAATACGGTGACTGGATGCACATCTGGAACCAGCTGACCCTTTCCAAGGAGCAGCAGTCTGGTTACCACAAGATGATCGGTAACACCACTCAGCTTACCTACATCACCGACCCTACCTTCGCCGCCGTGTCTGGTCCCTGCGCTTCCTCTGCCGCTCCTTCCCAGGTGTGCGCTCCCCGCAACGCTCTCCCCGAGACCACCCTTTACGTGCCCCTTCAGTTCTGGTACTGCCGCAACCCCGGACTTGCTCTTCCCCTCATTGCTCTGCAATACCACGAGGTGAAGATCAACATTGATTTCCGCCCCATCGGTGAGTGCCTGTGGGCTGTGGATACCCTTGCTGCCGGTTCCGGTTCCAAGTCCGTGTCTGCTGCCTACCAGCAGTCTCTGGTCGCCGCTTCTCTGTATGTTGATTACATCTTCCTTGATACCGATGAGCGCCGCAAGATGGCCCAGAACCCCCACGAGTATCTGATCGAGCAGGTTCAGTTCACTGGTGACGAGTCTGTCGGTTCTTCTTCCAACAAGATCAAGCTCAACTTCAACCACCCCTGTAAGGAGCTTGTGTGGGTTGTGCAGCCCGATGCTAACGTTGACTACTGCTCTTCCCTTGAGGCCGACAGCACCCTTTTCAAGACCCTTGGTGCCCAGCCTTTCAACTACACTGATGCCATTGATGCTCTTCCCAACGCCCTCCACGCCTTCGGTGGTGACGTCGCCACCTCTGGTGCCGATGCCGTCATCTCTGGTGGTGTGTTCCAGATGAACGAGTCCGCTGACGTGACCGGCATTGATGCCGCCGCCGGTGGTTCCGCTCTCTCTGATGCCGGCACCTTCGTGCTTGCTGAGACCGCCCTTGACATGCACTGCTGGGGTGAGAACCCTGTTGTGACCGCCAAGCTTCAGCTTAACGGCCAGGACCGCTTCTCCGAGCGTGAGGGTTCCTACTTTGACACCGTCCAGCCTTTCCAGCACCACACCCGTGCCCCTGACGCTGGTATCAACGTCTACTCCTTCGCCCTTCGCCCTGAGGAGCACCAGCCTTCTGGAAGCTGCAACTTCTCCCGCATCGATAACGCTGTCCTCCAGCTGGTGCTTTCCTCCAACACTGTGTCCGGCACCAACACCGCCAAGGTCAGAGTGTATGCCGTCAACTACAACGTGCTTCGCGTGATGTCTGGCATGGCTGGTGTGGCTTACTCCAACTAAGCATGTTAATTAACCTTATCATCATTAACTTTTAAAAAATAATTAAAAACCATACGGATTAATTATTTTTCAATAAAATATCGGGCATTTTTATAGTTTACTTTTCAACTTTATATTTTCTTGCGTGAAACGTTTTAGATATGCATTTGCCTCTTTCAATTGATTAGAAAGTTGTGCGTTTTGTTTTTCCAACTCCACAATACGCAATCGCAGTTCACCGTCAGACATAGTTACTGTACAACAAAATCTTCCGTTTATTTTGTTTTACATAATTACTTTGGACCATTGAAAAATTTAAAACACAATCAATCCCACTGTGATAAACGCCTGTAGCATCACTATAATTTTACATATATTTGTCACAGGATATATGTCGCCATATCCTAGCAAGGTTGCGGTAGTAAATGAAAAGTAGGTTCTATCAAACATGCGCTGCGTAATAGGTATATCTATGTTTTCGGGTTGTAATTCTTCTTCTTCTACAGTCTTCTCTACCTCTTTCTTCGCCTCATCAATCGTTTTTTCTACTTTTGCTTTTTTCATCATCCCCAAAAAATCTTCGCTTTTATTCACATATCCGACAAAGTTTTCATTCGCGCGCACATTACGTTCTCCCGTAGTAATGTCTAGTTTCTTTTTGATTGCGTCTTCTTTTATTTGTTCTTTTACTACATTCACTCCATTAAAGTGTTCGTCGTCTAGTAACGTATATACTAGTGAAAATACAACGACTGATATCAGTAAAGTGTTGAGTTTGGGATGTTTAAATATGTTTGTTATGTTTTTGAAGGAATCGGCGATAACTTTCATAATCCTATATAGACTGCGCACATATTGTTTTGGGAAAGTCGTTCATTTATTTTTAAAATTGAAAATGCGGGATAGTGGTGTATGCATGATAACAACAACAATGGAATGGTCATATAGCAAAAAAAGAATGGTGTCTTCACTTGAACGTCTATTGGAACCACCAAAAAAAAGACACTGGTATGAGTATTTTACATGCTGCTATCAGCCACCAATCTGATAAAATTGAAATTTAAAAATAACTTACCTATTCATACAGATATCATCAACTAAACTCAATATGAATTACACTTTTGTGCTGAATACTACCGCAGGTAAACCACTACCGGTGACGGTAGAGGGTAATATTACTATGAAACTACTATATGACCGATTCTTTGACGAAATAGAGAAAAACACGGTGTTCGGTAGAGATGAAATATTGGATATATTTATACATATCGCCCATTGTAATGAAACTTTGTCTATACCAAACAATGATATACTAGTAAAGGATTTCATACCAATGAACCGAAGATTCTTTCCGTTTTCGCCAGAGAATAAAAATACATATTCGTTACACGCAATTGATAGAATGTACAGGGAAAGAATTGATTGTAAACCGCTTCCTCTTTCCGCTCCCACTACAAAAAACAGAGATATCCAAACAAACCATATGGATGGATTTATTCAAAAAACCAAACAGGCACTTTCATTCTGGTAAATAAAACGCAATAAAAATAAAATAAAACGTATGTTTTTATTTTGATACCAAGCAAACAATCATAAGGATAACATTAAATATACTCATATAAAAATATATTGATTAATTAGATTAAGATGAAAAATAGTGAGTTTACTGAATTATCCAAATTACTGACAAAGGAATTGGACAGTAAAACAAAAAAGAGCGAGGGCGTATTTTTTACACCACAAACAATCGTAAATGCAACTATTGAACGAGTAAAAAAAGAGAATGTAAACATAAAAAATATACTAGAGCCTTCGTGTGGTTCCGGCGAATTCTTCCAAGTTCTTGATTCCAATTATACCGATGTGAAAATTACTGGAATTGAGTTAAATAAGACTATCTATAACAAAATGAAAGATACCACACTAGAAAATAACGAACTTACACTGGTGAATCAAGACTATTTGAAGTGGAACGCGAGTCAAAAATACGATTTGATTGTTGGAAACCCTCCCTATTTTGTAATGAAAAAAGGCGAGGTAGATGAACGGTTTCACGACTTTATTGAAGGTCGCCCCAATATTTTTACGCTGTTTATCATTCATTCTCTCCAGTTCTTGGAAAAGGATGGGATTCTCGCATTCGTGTTGCCCAAGAATTTTGTAAATTGTCTGTATTATTCTCTGTTACGGCACCACATTTATGAAAAGTACAAGATAATAGACATAATTCATTGCGACGGTAATTTATTCATGGGCACCGCGCAAGATACAATCATCTTTATTATTCAAAATACGACTCCGTCCGATAACCATAACGACCAGTTTACCATGAATGCGTCAACTACTACATTATTCAATAGCGTTTCTAATACACAACGCATCAAAGAATTGTCTGAAGGGTCAAAAACGTTATCAGAGCTGGGATTTGACCTGAATATAGGCACCGTTGTATGGAACCAACACAAGGATATACTTACCACAGACAAAGACCAAACCAGATTAATATATAGCGGGGACATTAAGAATAACAAGGTCATACTGACTCAATACAAAAATTCAGAAAAGAAAAATTACATACGCAAAGACGGCAATACGGGGGTTACCATGGTTTTAAATCGCGGATACGGAAAAGGAAAATACTCGTTTTCGTATGGAATCGTTGACCTCAATGTCCCGTATTTGATTGAAAATCATCTGATCAATATCCGATACAACAAAGACATTCCCAAAAAAGAGTTAATGAAAAAATACAAATCATTGATTACATCCTTTACAGATAAAAGAACAAATGAATTTGTGGAATTATATTTTGGGAATAATGCCATAAACATAACTGAACTGAAAACCATCTTGCCGATTTATTCGTAACTTTCTACAAATTTTAATCAACGATAATGAAACATTTACATTGTATTCATTATCGTTTTGTTTACCAAAGAATAGGATTGTAATAGGGATATCCTATAAAAGGACGATAACCCCCCCAACCCCAATAAGGCATTCTGTAACCACCATAAAACGGTCTTCCGTAATATCCATGACGTCTTCCGTGATATCCGCGACGATGCATAGTATTATATATTACTCATAGTATTATATAATATCACTAAAAAATAATTATCATACCATCTATGATGTGATAATGTAAATAAAAATACATATTTATGATTACAGTATTACAATTCTACTTTTAGTATTCTAATTCTCACTTGAAAACAAACGACGCATATTGTTCGCTTCCACATTAATTTCAGGCGTTTTGAACAGTTTTAATATCATGTTATCGTCGCGGAATCTTGCGCTATAATCTTGTTGAATGTTATTACGTCCGATTCTGCCCAGCGCTTGAAGTGTCTTTTGTTGCGTCATATTGCTCAAATCTTTACCAATAAATCCGTGGCAAAACTGATAATTCGTGCCATAAATATAGTCCGACGAAGCAATAATCATAAACAATCTCTGTTCCGAAGCCAGTTTTTTCATGAGTTCCATATATTTTACATCTATATTCTCAATGAACATGCCAATTCCTAACAACAATAGCACCTTAAAATGGTTATCAACATTCAACGACATGATATCCCGAGTATGGTCTTCGTCTAATGAGGCCACAAATGCGTTTTCGCGCACTTCATTGTCAGGAGTCCACAACTTCTGATGAGCTACCGAATTCGGAATATACGTGGGGTCAAGTGAAATGAGTTTGATTTCTTTGCGCATTTTTTCTATTTGGTTCATCCATTGCTGCGATTCGTGGCACAATCTACCACTTTCGCGCGCGCTTGTGGATTCGTTATCCGCGGTTGTTTTCGTTTCTTTGTTTGCGATTTCTCCTTCCAAATAAGTAATCTTATTAATAATGTCATCATTCTTGGAAATATTGTGTAATATACTTTGAAACACCACCGTCGGAATATTGGATTGTTGGATATAAAAGTTTCCTATTTTCTTCACGTCTTCACATAGGAAGATTGTCGGTCCGTCCGTCAGGGTATGTGCGTCTGACGTAGTCAACAAGATTCCTTTGCTATTTGAATTTGTTGCTGACACTTTTGACGATTCATCATACATGCTACTTGTTCGTTTCAACGCAGATGAACTTGAATAACTTGACTCACTTTTTGTCTTGCCAAGTCCATTTTGCGTAGTGCTGTCTAGATGAGACAATTGCGTGTTTTTCATATAATTATAAATCTTTTCCCAGCACTCTGGTTTACAATGAGACAACACCTCCAAATAATACAACTTGATAGAATTCATTGTGACGTCTACTATATTTTTAAAGTTGGATTCAAATGTGACTGACGACAAGATATATTCATTTGCCGTTACGTATTTAATAAAACGAATGATTTCTTGTAGGTCAAAATATCTCAATAGTGTCAAATTTTCTTTACAGTAATTCACGCAATCCAGAATATCGGCATAATTCTCGTATAACAAATGAGGCAGTGCCGCAAAGCCGCTTTTATTCAATATAGGTATTGACTTGCGACAATCATAACTATTAATCGTGTGAATTTGCGCATTTTCAAATTTACCCTGGAAATCGGCAAATACACTTTGTAACTCTTGTTCGTTTGGCAATGTGGCACACGATAAAACCATATTCGGTATCTTGTTTTCTTTCCAGTTGCGATGAATAATGGAATGCAGTTCATGGTCGTCATAATCCATTGTAATCGTCGGCTCATCCCAGTAAGTCACCAACTTGTCTACCGGGTTAAATCGCATCATATATTCCATAGAAGTCAAATAGGATTGAACATCGCATATCATGATTTCTACATTGGTTCCAATGCTGTTGTCTACGCGACCAATGCCTCCTGAACGACGATTTCTTGTATAGTTCACTGCCGAGAAGTAGTGTAGACGAATATCCGATTCGTCTTTGCATCCAAACGCAAATGCGACCTTCTTTTCTACTGAAATACATGCCTTCGCTAGAGCCAGTCCAATGTGACGCGCTACACAAACAAATACAATACGCTTGCCTTCTGACAATCCCACTGGTGAAATTGTTTTGCCAGTTCCCGTGGGAGCAGTATACAGAACCAATTTGGATTCCCCGTCTTCTTGTGAATCAAATAACTGAAACAATTTTTGCTGATGTTCAAATAGCGTCAGGTCTTGGTATTTCAGTAAATACGCATTGCGTTCAATAAAGTTATAGGCGTTGTTCATAATGTCGTCCGCACTCGTCTTTTCTTCCGCATATTTCAAATATTTCTCTATGATGGTTAATACGTGGGTGTTTATATGTTGAATACTGTTTTGTTCTAGTTGTCTGATAGTATACAAATATAGTGCGAATTGGGGTTTATTTTTGTGTAGGTTTTTCAATAAATCGTGAAACATCTCTAGTAATACAAACTCATATATGTGTTGTTTATTTTCGTTAATATTGGCTTCCAAGTTGGTAATACGAATCATATCTGCGCTTTTCAATTTCTTCAACGCATTTCCAGAAATGTTTGTATTTATTTTTACATATTTGCCGTATTTTTTTATACTTTTTTCCAGCGTCTCCTTGAAATACCGATTGTATAACAACATTTCGGTTTCGTCGTTTTTTTCTATTTTGGTAAATGAAAACAAGGATTGGTTTTTATTGGTATGTATATTTACATTATGAAATCCACCTATCATCATTTTCAAAATCTCTTTTTCTTCCGTTGAAGAGGGAACCTCAATGGATTCCCATTCACTGCGAGATAACTTGTTCTGTTTAAGATCCATTCTTACTTTGCTTATAATGTAATTGTTCACTATCATATTATAATGATTATAGGTTTAAATCAATTTTATAGGTTCATAAATGGTTTAAATACTTGCACGGTTTATATAGTATAGTATGGACACCTCTTATTTGAGCGAGATTAGTTATCATGATACCATTCCATTTGTTTATCCAATTCAATATGGTAAAGTTATCAAAGTATATGATGGAGATACCATCACCATTGCTGCACGCCTACCTAACACAGTTGGTCCAATATACCGCTTCTCTGTTAGGTTGAACGGCATTGATACGCCTGAAATTCGCGGAAAGACGGAGGCAGAAAAGGAATTGGCGTATTTTGTTCGCGATGCTCTTTCCGAGCGAATTATGGGGAAAGTGGTGGAACTTCG